TACGACTCCTTAAAAACCTAAACGATTTGTATCTAGGATACCAAACTCTAAGTCATCCAAAACCAAACTTGCATAATCTAAGGTTTGGAAACCAAAAGTAATTCTGTGAGACATTGGAAGCATCTCATGGTCAATCTTAATAATAGTTGCGTATTTGTCTATCTGCGACCCAACATTGTTAGGGGTGAACTTGATACGCGCTGTTTCCCCAATTTCAAGACCCAACACACTTGCTTGGTCAGTTGGTGATAAAGCCTCTAGTTGGACTGTAAGGCTTTCAAAACGGTATTCAGGCTCAGAATATTGACCCAGAAGATAGTTAGCCAACTCAAGGGCATCAGCATCAGTATTCATCAGAAGACCAGACTCTATAAGAGCTTGTTGGCCATACGAGTTAATAGAATCATTATCTTGAACAATGGCTGTGCCACCATTCTCTCTTTCAATCTGAATATAGTTATACAAAAGTTCTGAACCGTAAACAACTTGCACGTCACTAAATTCAACACCTGTTCCATCATCAGAAAAAGTTACAAGGCCAGCAGAGACAGGTGCAACACTTCTGTCTTTGAAAACAATGAAACCATCAGACCCCATAAAAATAGAACCAGGTTCAGTACTTGTAACAATTTGTAAGTATTCCAAAACGTTTGTTCCGTCTGCAATAACGTCAGCTTGTAACGTTGTTGCACCAGTATCAATATCTCTTAAAGAGGCTGGCCAATTAACTTCACTTCTATCTAAAATTGCATTTATTCTTGCGCCAGTTAATTGTGAAGTTTCAGTACCACCAGTTAAAGCTCTTTGTGCAAGCAACGTGAAACCATCAACACAATCAGCACCAGCCAAAGATAAACCTGAAATATCGTAGTTAAGATTCCAGTCATCAACAACACCGTAAAAGACTGCTGAACCACCTGTCTCAACTTTGATTGTTCTTTTAGGAATGATTTGACCGTAGAAAGGGCTTGCTGTGTTCTCAGGGTCAAAAGCACGAGAGTTGTTATTAAATTCGATTGCTGCGCCACCTGCTGTAAATCTATCTAATTGACGAGACTTACCACGTCTTACAGAAACAGAACGCACATATTCTGTAACGTCATAAAATAAAGTTCCACCAAGTGTGTATTCAGTATTATCTAAAACACCTTGAACAGGGTCATCAAGAATAAAAAATGGTCCACCAAGAGCTGATAAATCAAAACCTATTTCAACAGTTGTTGCAGGAATTGCCATTACGCACTCGCAAAGACTGGGCCAGAAGTCTTCTCAAACTTTTTAATAGCATCAACGATTTCTCTTCCAACTTGTGAACCTGAAGTTCCAATACCAGCATTAACTACAATGTTGTAAGTTGCACCAATACCTGCATTTGAACCTGACAAAGGAACAATTGCTTCAGGACCAGCTTCACCAACCATTCCGATAGTTGGACCAGTAACAATTCCACCTTTTGCAAATTTAGGTATTTTTACAGTAGTTCCACTAAATATTGTTGAACCACCTTTGTACTTAGGGTCAGTCGTAAACTTTGCGTTTGCATCAAGAATTGATTTCAAAGAAACATTGTTTGCAGCAGCAATTTTTCCTAAAGAATCCCCAGGTTTAACGATATATGTTTTTGCGCCTGAACCACCAGGTGTTGTTCCTGGTGCGCCACCACCTGCACCTGTTGTTGTTGTGCCAGTTAAACTTTCACGAAGTCTGTCTAATTCTGTTTTTGCTGATTCTAAAGCTGATTTAATTCCTGCAACAAGAGCTTCACCTTGGTTTACTCCTTGTTGATAAAAAGTTTGTGCGCCTAATTCTCCAACAGTCGTTGCGACAGCATTGACAGAATCTAGCAATGTATTGACTTGACCTACAATTGTTGCCCCACCTGCAATGAGTTGGTCAGCAATTAAAGTTCCTGCCTCGAACCCAGTATCCAAAATTTCTCGAATACCTCGCTCAGATAAACCTAGTTGGATAAGTTGTTTGACTTTTTCAGCAAATGTTTTGGCATTGTTAGCTTGATTAGTTATTGTTTCTAAGAAACTTTGTGATTCAATAGCAGCACCAAAATCAATAACGTCTGTGACAGAACCACCGATAGTATCTCTTAAATCCTCAAATTTGTTTTTAATAGAATCTAAAGAACTTTCAGCACCAGATAATGATTCTTGCAAATTATTAACAACGGATTCTTGTAGTTTGATATTTGAATTAATCAAAGCCTTTTGAGCATCAGATAAACCTTTGACTTTCTTTGTGGCTTTATCAACAGCATCTGCAAATTGTTCTTCTTTTGGAATTACAAAACCTAGAGATTTTGCTAGTTGTTGATACCTTTCCCCTGAAAGTTCAGCAGTTAAAGCATTTTGTTCATTAGTTTTAATGACTTCTCTGCCTCGGTCTCTTAAAAGACCATATCCACCGACAAGACCACCAATGACAGGAATAGCAGCAATCAATTTTTGTAAGTTAAAACTTTCAGGCAAATAACCTGCAGCTTTAGCAGCAGCAATAAAACTATTAACCATGTCATAAATATCTTTAGTTAAATCAGCAACACCTACTGCAAAACTTGCAATGTCCTCACCAGCAGTTGTGATTGCAGAACCAAAATCGTCAGCAGCACCACCTGGGTCAGAGAACAAACTAATTGCTGTAATAAGACCAAAACCAATTTCTTCTTTTGCCTCTTCAACTCTAACTTTAAGAATTTCCATCTTGCCTTGTAAAGTCCCTGCTGCTGCAGCAGCTTGACCTTGAAATTTATCTGCTAAAACACCAGTAATTTTATCTAAATCTTTTGTTTCTAAAACACTTTTACTTAAACCAACACCAAGTCTTTGTAATGAGGTGTACTGCCCCCCTGCTGCCTTTGCAAGCGCAGTTGTCACACTTTCTAAATCGCGCCCAGTACCAGCAGAAATATCCATTGCCAAAGAACTAAGTTTTTGTGCTTCAGATAAATCACCTGTTGCAAGAACGAGTCTGTTAATTGCTGGTCTAAGTTGGTCATCACTCACGCCAGTCGCAAAAGCAGTTGCACTAATATAATTTTCTAATTCTTTAATTTGTTGATTTGTTGCATTTGTTGTATTACGAATAGAATTTGCTAATTGAACTTGTGCTTTTTGGTCTGCTAACGCACCTTTGACTGATGAAGCAAAAAAACTTACAATTTTTTGAGCAGCAAAAACTCCTGCAAAAGATTTACCTAAAGTTTTTACAGTCTTATCAAAGCCACCTATTTGCTTGTTAGCATTTTTAATACCTTTGTCATTAAAGGTTGAGACAATCGGGACTACAATAGCCATTTTATTGAACCCTGTTTTCTATGCGTAATTTAACATTTTTAAGTTCAGAATATTTTAGAATAATGCTTTCAACGTTTCTAGTAACAAATGGTTTCATTCTTTCAACAGCAGGGTAAACATAACGTGATGCTTTACCACCTAAAGCCTTAATCATAAATGCGCCTTGACCATTCAATGTGTGGGTCATGAAAACGTTGCCTTTTCGATACTCTTTTGATTGTCCACCATATTGAATTTTACCTCTTCGACCTGCCATGTCAGCAATTTCTACAGCAGCACTTGAAGTTCTAACTGTAACTAATCCTCTTCTACCTGCTTTTTGTCTTAAATCAACTTTGCCTGTAACTGTTACCTTTGTGGCAGTCCAACTTGTTCTACCACCATGATTAAATCCTTTACCCATTCTGTCACTCGTTGGAGAGGTGACAGGGATATTGCTTTTTATCGCAGCATAAAGAGGTTTGATTTCAGTAATCAATTCTTTTCTTAAACTTTTATACATTTCAGGTTCAATAGCTTTTATTTCTCTAAGCATTGCTGTTGCACCATAAATTGTTGGTATGGCCATATTAAAATTGTCATTATTGACTTGCAACATAGAACTGTCTGGTATGAAACCCATTTTTTAATTACCTTTACCGTTTGCAGAATGTTTCCAACGTAAATACATTCCCATTGTGAAAAGCATACGGTCAGATTCTTGTAAAAGCAAAGAGGGAGAGATTCCAGTTTCACAAGCAAGATAAGCGATATACCAATGTTGGCTGGAATCCCCCAA